GCCAGATCTGCTCCATGCCCGACGAATGTCTTTTCTTCGTCGACTATCGGAAGCACCTTAAGTTTCGTTAGAGGGAACGCTCAAATGCCGTTGCTCTCAGGCTAGAGGACAGCACTCTTTTCTCCCGAAGGAGTGTCTCTACGACTGGGCGAGTCAGCCTTGCGTTCAGGTCTAATGGGAAAGTGCTTATTCTCCGGAATAGTAAGCGAGTCTTTGTACAAACTTGGTGAGGGTTGTGAGTGAGGCGGTGCCATACTCCAAGATTGCCCCCTTAGCAACGTCAATAATAAAATTGACCGCAGCTTCGGTTGCATCTGAGGCGATGACAACGTTCTTTCTGTCACAGGTCCCTTCACCAATAATTGAGGCAGTCGGCACGGAGGAGATACCAGTTCCATTCATTTTGAGACTGAGCAAATAGTTTCCCGCTTCAGGGATCCTAAATGATCGGCTCGCCATGGGTTTAATTGGCATTCCTTCGATCTCGATGTCTTCTCCGTGGAAGGTGGTAGCTGAGAGTGTCTCGGAATCATCCGTAGTATACCCCCAACTTTCATCCTCCGTGGAGAACTTCGGTTTGCTGAACTCGACCTCATAATCGACGTACAACTGGCCCAGGCGTCTGTCGGCAGATGAAGATGTCATGAAAATGAATCTCCCTGCGTCTGTCCACCTGTGCGAGTCTGAGACTTCGGATGAATTTCCCCAGACATAAAGCTTTTCTGAGGGCCTGCCCTTCGCAAATGGCACGATGCTGCATCCGGTCCAAACATTCTCCGTTATGGAGTCTGCATAAGACTGGATGTCCGCATACGCCTGCTCATTCGCTTCGGGTGGCAGATCATTCGGATCTGGATCCCAAGCCAGCACTACTGAGCCTGACTCGGTCGTTGAAGCCTCTGATCGGTACCTAAACTCCAAGTGTGTGAACCTGTAGCGTTCGTAGCATTTCGCAATGCCACTACACCACGGGAACAACACCTTGTAGCCCGGATTAATCCGGAAAGAATCGCCAGTGTAAGCCTCAGCCCCTGCTGCTGCAGAAGCGAAAGCCTCGACGTGGCTGACCTTATAGGTGTCTCGCAAGGGCCATTGTTTGGCCTTGCGTTGTTGTCTCGATGGTCTGTTTCCTGCCCTTTGAAAAGGACTCGGATCCTGACTGCGTGTTCCGGCGCGATTATCTCTATTTCCTTTCTTCTTTCCCATTGCTGAGTTATCGTGGACCCCGTGTCTCAGCTCACGCGACTGTTCATCTCTGTAAAGCGATGAAGCTCTTCCCGTGCAGTCTGTTGGCATTCCAGGGTAGTCAAAGCCACCCCTTAGCGTGGACATTTTTATAACCTGTCGGTAACCACTTTGGGAAGTTAATACAGAGACCCACTAAGCAGTTTTAGGACTTGCTCAGGTCCTGGGTCTCTTTCCTCTAACAAACGAGCCTGGCCGGAACCAGTGCCCGTAGCCGCCACCCCTTTATACAGTCTTTTTGCCTAAACTTC